TTTCCCATTATGAGAACACTAAGTCAGCTAAGACGCCGAGGCCAGCTTCTTGGTTTACCTGTAGCCCCTGTTCTGCAAGAACGAAAAATTTCTCTGCATCACCTGTTTTGGCTAAGCTAACCTGCTGCATTGGCCGTAGGGTGCTAATTTCTATAAGGTCCGGGTCGATGATATAAGCGTCTCTGGGTCGTGAAAACCTAGACGGGACAATAGAAAGTGAACCAAAATCGCTCATATAGACATCTGCGGCCCCAACGATTGTAGTGGGGGAGTCACTTGGCGCCATATATCTTTGCGCAGCAATTCCAGCAAAACCACTAACGACTCCTTTGACGTGCGGTCCAACGAGAAGAAACTTAGGATCTCCGCCCTGGCCCCAGACTGCCTGAATCACTGGCTTCAACAAAACTTCCGTTGCGGCTCGAAGATTAGCATTCGAAGAATCGGTTGCCGCTGCGTTAACGACACCGTTTGCAACAGTAGGGTTAGCACCGCCAGTACCCCGGCTTGAGTTTGTCCTGATAAAGGCAGATAACGATGCAGTAACTCGCGCAGTACCAGCAGCACCAGCGTTCGCAGCAGTGTTGACGCCGCACATGTTGAATTCAACATCTCGCTTGAGCTCGTTACCAGCTTTCGTGATTTGGTACGCCAATTCTGAACGCCGACCAGCTTCGTCTATTGCACCATTCAAGTTGTCTGCAATGATTCCCACTTTACGCATGATTTGCGTGTAATTGCCAAGCCTTGCAGTTTGTGCCAGGGCGGGAAACGCTGAGATATCGTCTCCATCGAGCTGACTATTTGCGGAGGCACTTGAAAGTGAGTCGCTTTGCCATTCGAAAAAGGTATTTCTTACAGACCTTTTCTTAGATAAATTACTTAAAAAAGGCGTGGTCGAAGGGCTAATGTTATAGATGATATCGCTTAGCGATTCTCTAATGCCCGTAACTGAATATCTTGTACTTGTGTTGGCGATAATAGCCATAATTTGTTAACTCCAAAAAGTCATAACATCGATTCTATAAGGGCAGTGGCATCTGCCACTTTCCCGCTCTTCGCAAGACGTGCGCGTTGGGCTTTTTGCCCCTTGGAGCTCGAGTTCACCTGGCTGCTTCTAGCGCCGGGTCGAACAGAATTGGTTCGACGGGCCTTTGACGCTTTTTTAACGCGCTTGGTGCCCTTGTCGTAAAGCATTGCTTTCCGAAGTACCTGAATATGAGACGCTCTTACTAGGGCTCCCATTTCGTTTTCCGAGATTCCTTGTTCAGCCAGGTAGTCACGCAACTCGTCTGACTCCTGCTTGGCAACTGTCTCATCTTTCCAGCTCGGGATTAACTCACCCAGCCTGGATACTTCGTGGTTAAGCATCACCTGCATTTGTTCTTGCTGCTCTACCTGCGTTGCCTCCGCCACCCGGGTTTGCTCTGCATTTATTGCAATTAGCTTCTCATGCCGATGTTGCTGCTTTTTGGTCCATTCCCGCTCGAGACGATGAGCTGAGATCGGGTCGTTTTCGTACAACGAATCGAAATCTGGAGCCGGCTCGTCGAATGCTCCTAACTGAGACTGCAAGGCGCTAAGTAACTGCGAATATTGCTGTCTCTCTAAGCCTACGGCATCTTTGTCTTGCTGGAACGACTTTCGCTCTTCGCTTAATGCCTGGCTTTTGCGTGTGTAATCTGCTGTTCGCGAGTAACCGTTTTTGAGCTCAGAAAGATCAACGTCCACAGATTCACCATTAACTTTAATAGTGAATGTTTCGGCTGTATCCTCTTCCTCATCTTCAAAGTCTTCCTCGCCTTCAAGCAGCTCGGCTTCTTCTTCTTCGTCATCGATGTCCGTATCGGTTTCATCGATGTCATCAGTTTCTGATGCCTCGCCCACCTCAGTGGACTCGTCTGCGAATTCTTCGTCGTCGATTTGTTCCTCTGGAGGAGTCAACAATTTCAGTAATTCATTTTGTGCGTCTACCTCACTTATCCCAGATGTGGGATGGAGGCTCTCTACTATTTTATCACTCATTCAATAATTCCCTTCTGCTTCTCGAATCCCAATGTGTCCGCCGCAGCCCGCAGGTGATTGCAGAGTTCTTCTAAGGAATCCAGTTTTGCAAAAATGCGCTCCCGGTCGTCTAGCTTCCGAGCTCGCTGCCAATCTTCAAAAAGACGAAACTTTGTGCGAGAAACCATCTCGTCAAAATTTTCGTCATCAAAGAATCTTTGTAGAGAAATCAAATACTGCTGTTCAGAACTGACCATCTTGTGGCCCCGGCTGTTGCTGGTTAGCTAAGTTCTTAACGAGCTCTCTATCCCTGTCGCTATTTGATTTGATTTCCGCGACATCCACTTGAGCACCAAATCTCGCACTGATTTCCGCAGCCTTTAATACAATATTTGCCTCGGACTCATCACGACGACGATCATTTTCAAGAAACATTCGCTCCCTCTCTAATTCGATATCGGCAAGCTTCTTTTGAATATTCGACTCAATTTCGTACATCTGTGTTTCTATTAACTTCTCATTGATGTCTTTTTCAGGAGGACCAGTTGGCTCTGGTGGCTGATACTGAGCTGGATCATTGAAATACCTGTTAACGTCTTTTATGCCGCCGAGCTCTAAAGTGCTGACCAGGGTGTTGTAATAATTTTGGGCGGAAACAATAGGATTCTCTGGGCCCAGCTTTTCGAGCAGGTCTTTTTGAATGCCAGCGATTTGGCCCAGGAGCATTAACCGCTCTTGGCTACTTCCGGCGCCAAGGGAAACGTTAGTGACCACGTCCATGTCTGCACTGAACTGGTCGGGTTGGACGGGTACGAACTGGTTTCGTAAACGGATCATTTGAGTCTCGTCTACATTCTCATGCGCGAGTTTTAACAGGCCCTTGTAGAGCCTGGCCATTCCGTTGTCCGCAAATAGTCGAGCGATCATCTCGATTCGCTGCTGCGCTGCGTTAATTGTTTGCGTGACCGCTGCGAGAGTGCTGGACTGCAACTGCTCAGGGTTTAACCCTGCGGCAGCTCGACTCATGCCTGTGCGGTCCTCCCGGACCTTATCCAGATACTCAAGCATCGGGAATGCGTCTCGCCCGACATATGGCAGCAGGAACGGCTGCACCGCACCTGGGTTCCTCATGCGAATAATGCCGCCAGCTTCGACAGACATTACGTCAGCCAAATTCGCCTGGCCTTCCACTACACCAACCCGTGGGTGGGTGCTCATTGCAAGGGAGTCGAGAGAAGCTCGAAGGACTGACGATTTAATCCTCTGAATATCCATCGTGATGTCCGCAACTGACAGACCGAAAAATTGATGGGGCTCCGGGCTAGGGCAAAAATGCGCGAACGGTATTTCTGTCGCAGGATCGTTGCGTAAAATTTCGTAACCGGACCCAGCGCAGCAAATTTTTCTGAGCTCGGAAATGCCGTCACCCGAAATATCTAGCTTCATGTAAGCTTCGATATAAAGGACTTTTTTTCGGCTCTCGTCGTCATCGTCGTAATCGCTATCCGATGAACTAGATAACAATCGCTGGCGCGCTTCTTCATTGTCTAAACTTAAACTATCCTCGTTAGTGGAGTAGCTCAGCATGGCTGCATAGTCGTACCCCATTTCCACCAATTCTGAGACTGTCGCGTATTTTCTGTGGGCGACGATGTCAGCATCTTCGAAGGTTCTAGCGTCCCGGTTAATTAGGATTTCTTCGGGAGCGACACTCGCAACAACTATTTTTCCCTCGACTATTGTTCGTTCAATTGTGACGCTGTGCATTTGAGGCTGGTTATCAACATTTACAGTGTCTAACCTGGTTGTCACATTTTGCGGGTCCGCATTAAGCGCAGCTAGAGCAGAGTCATCGAGTGCCTCGTATTCGCTTGTTTCAATTCGCTCAGTGGTTCGGTAGACGTACTTCAAAAAGCCAGAGCCTTTTACCAGGGCGTCTAGGAACGTTCCGTAGAGAATTTGTATGAAGCTCTCGTCCTGGTTATTGGTAAGCAGGTAGTTAACGTAATCGGTCGCCTGTTTTGCAGTTTCGACATCCTCGGCGCCCCTGGGTGCGTACTCGACCGGCTGCTCGCTGCCACAAAATATACGAATTAAGGACGGCAGCATTTGCTGTACCGTGTCGCGAACATCGAGCGATTGAGCTGTGCTCCTGCCTTCCTGCTCATTTCCCAGGGCCTCACCATTGTAGTAGCGCATGGCTTCGGCTCGCTTTGGGCTCATCGTGTTGTCGATAAAATCGACCGCATCCTCGATGGCCATGATTACCGTGGCCTGAAGCTCTTGGCTGACCTCAGAATCAGTATTAGATTCCTCGTAATTGTCGTTCACTAGTTCAAGTTCACTCATAAAAAGCTATCCAATAAGGCATTGCCGACAATGCGACCGCGCTCGGGAATTTGATTAAAGGCGTTAGGGATTGTTTGCAGGATTCGGCTGTTCTTTGCAGCATCTAAAATTCGGCTTTGCTCTGCCTGGTCTTGCAGATACTGCATAATTCCGCCGACCGACTGAAGAGCGTTCTGCGTATATTGCTGACCCAGGTCGGTTCTTAGTTGGTAGTCGTTCTGATCTAGGCGCTGGTCCCGGTCAGCTTTAAGCTGATCGTTAGACCGATCGCTCGTAAGAGCTTGGATGATCGTGTTCGGGGCGTTAGCAATCGGCGCTATAGCGCCCTGGGCTGCGTTAGCCAGGAAGTCCATTATCCCCGCGCCCTGGTCTGCTAGGGTTGGGGCTGCGGCTGATGTTGCTGCAAGGCCAGCGGCTAACCTGGGATCGATTGAGCCTTTCTGTCCTCGCATATAATCAGATACGCCTTCGGCCCACTGTTCATCTAGTGGCTGGTAGAGGTCGTTACGCATTACTAAAGAGCCTGTTTTCTCGCTTTCTGTGAACGGCTCGTTTTTTTTATTTTTTCTTGCGTCTAGATCCTCATACGCCTTCGGAAACATAACCCTTGAAGGAATATTTTGCTCCAACCCTCCAAGGTATGTCCCCGGTATTACCGTGTCGTAAGATTTGTGAACACCTTCTTTTTGAAAGGTTTGAGAACCTGGCACTGCATCAAATATAGAAAACCCAGCGTCCCCAATTTGGGCAGACTGTAATTCTGGCTGAATAGCTTCTGCGTAAACGTCTTCTTTTAGTGGGAAACCTCGATCTCGAAATTTAGCCGACTCCATCACTTCGACAAAATATTTTCTAAGCTCTCCTGATCCTTCTCTTTGGTATTTACCCTCGCCAAGAAGTTGATCTAATGCATCGGGATCATTTAGACCTACCCATCTACTAATGCCTTTTGGCTCTTTTGCTTTTGAGTTTTTTGGGCCATAGCGGACATTCCGATCAAACTCTATTACATCGGCTTTTGCTAAAGGTAATTTGAT